GACACTGTAGGTGGAAATATTGTTTTCAAAGCATGTGCTTCACCATTCATGAAAATTCTTACTAACGCTGGTTATGAAGAAATGGAATCATATCAGGTAATTAATAACTTGTTTGTTGTTCGTGATAACTGGAGAGGTTATAATCTTGAAACACAAAAGTTTGTTGATATGAAACAAGCTGGAATTATTGATCCAACTAAAGTAACTCGCACAGCAATTGAAAATGCAGCTTCAGTAGCCGGAACAATTCTATTAACTGAATGTACTGTTGTAGACAAACCTGAAGAAAATAAGCAGGATGATATGATGGGTGGAATGGGAGGAATGTATTAATGAAAATCGAAATTCAAGAACAACTAGAACTAATTGCTACACGCGTACCACCTGGAGACAGGTGGACGCTTGTAGGTGATAAAACTAAGGTATATGCTTCAATAACTGACACTTTAGAAGCGTATTTTCAACTAACTAGGAGACCATGTGAATATAGATTAGCTCCTCTAAAAAGTGAGTTGTATGCTGTTCACTCTCAAGAAGTTGAAATTGCACCTGAACCACCTAAACGTTATGATATTTACGGTGACTACCAGTAAGAGTTAAAAATTATTTTAAATTAGGCTTGGGAAACCAGGCCTTCTTTATTATATTAAGTTATATGAAAGAAAATAGTTTATTTGTTGAAAAATATCGTTCTAAAGTATTAGATGAATATGTTGGTAATGAACAATTGAAACAAATTGTATCTCAATATATTGATAAAAACGATATCCAAAATTTGTTGTTATATGGTACACCTGGTACAGGTAAAACCACATTAGCTAAACTTATAGTCAACAATATAGATTGTGACTTTTTATATATTAATGCATCGGATGAGAGGGGGATCGACACTATTAGAGATAAAGTGCAGGGTTTTGCCTCAAGTGCTTCATTCAAACCCCTTAAGATTATTATCTTAGATGAAGCTGATTTCTTAACTATCCAGGCCCAAGCGTCATTAAGGAATATTATCGAGACATATTCTCGTACTACACGTTTTATCTTAACATGTAACTATCTTGAACGTATCATCGATCCCCTTCAATCCCGATGTCAAGTATTGAAAATTACTCCTCCATCTAAAAAGGAAGTAGCACAACACGTAGCTGGTATTTTAGAACAGGAAAGTATTAACTATGAGTTAAATGATTTAGTTTTAGTGGTTAATAAACATTATCCTGATGTTAGAAAAATACTTAATACTTGCCAAGTAAACAGTGTTGATGCCGAGTTAAAACTGGATAAAGCATTGTTAGCATCAAGTGGGTACACAGATGCTATTCTAAAAGAACTCAAATCAGCAAATAAAAGTAGTTTTAAAAACATTAGACAAATACTTGCTGATAGTAATTTAAGTGATTTTGAAGAAATTTATAGATTCCTATATGATAATTTAGATGAATATGCAAAAGATGGTGTTCAACAAGCATTGATTATCATTGAAATAGAAAACTATATGTACCACGCCAATTTTAGAATTGATAAAGAGATCAATGTAATGGCTTTAATTAGTAAAATTTTACAAATAATACAATAAAATGAGCAAAACAGAAAAACCACTCAATGTCAATGTTGACATTAAGGCCTCAGCGCCTATTACTTCACCTGAAGGTAATCATATTTTTACAGAAGGTGTAATTTTACGAAAAATTTCTAAATTTGTAACAGGCACATCCGAAGATGCTATTGTTCCTATTCCTTGTTTTTATGATGTAAAGACAGGTAAGGTACTAGTAGAGTTGCTGCCTAAAGAACTCCGAGACGAGTATGCAAATATTTGATTGGCTTAAGCAAATCACTTACGAAAAACAATCTTGGGATTCATTTACTGAGGAAGACAGGACATCATTTAACCCATATATGGTGCACCGCTTCCTCAGTATGAATCCTGAGTATATTGAATTTGTAAACCTGATTCAAAGTATTCCTTACACTGAAAAGGAAAAAATATATAAACTATATTTATATATGATTCCAAAGAAAGACATGTTTTTAAAATATATTAAATCAAATAGAACCAAAACTAAAGAAGAGCTATTACAGCATTTAGCTTCTCATTATGAATGTTCTCTGCGTGAGGCGTATGAGTATTACCATATGCATCATAGTGATACTATTAAGAATATTTTAAAGAAAAGGGGTGTTGATGATAAAGAAATTAAAAAGTTATTAAAATGAAACTAGACAGCATAGTAACATCAGTTATAAAACAATTTGAAGAGCGTAGTATTCAAGGTAAAGAAAAATATGGTACTGATTTAGACAGAAACGATTTAACTTTACTTGAGTGGATAGAACATGCTAAGCAAGAGCATATGGATGCTATCCTATACTTAGAAAAAATCAAACAACAATACCTTAAAGAAACTGAGTCGTGAAAATACCCTCTATAGTAAAAACGATCCAGAAACAACCCGTACAAGAAATTAACTATGCATACCATAAAACAATTTCTTACAGCCAATTTTCTATTTATCATGAGTGCCCCCACAAATGGGAACTACAGTACAAAGATGGCTTACAAGAATATTCATCTACTATCCATACTGTTTTCGGAACCGCTATGCATAGTGCCATTCAGCATTATCTCACTTTAGCATACAACGAAAGTGCTGCTGCGGCTGATAGATTTGACCTAGAAACATTTTTTGAAGATGAATTTAGAAAAACATACCTAGAAGAATACAAAGCAAATAAAAATACTCACTTCACTAATGCAGTTGAAATGAGAGAGTTTTTTGATGATGGTATAGCTATTATAAATTACTTTAAGAAAAAGCGAGGTAATTACTTTAGTAAACGTGGATGGTATTTAGTTGCTTGTGAGTTACCCATTGTTATAACGCCTAATAACGCGTTTAAAAACGTTTTATACAAAGGCTATATTGACCTCATAATGTACCATGAGCCTACAAATACATTTAAAATATACGACTTTAAAACATCAACTCGAGGATGGAATGAGGATGCTAAGAAGGACGAACGTAAACAATTCCAATTACTATTTTACAAAAAATACTTTAGTGAACAATATAGTGTTCCTGAAGATAATATTGATGTTGAGTTTATTATTTTAAAGAGAAAAATATGGGAGGAAAGTGAATACCCACAAAGTCGAATTCAAGAATTTGCTCCTCCAAGTGGTAAAATTAAAATGAAAAAAGCATTAACTGCTATAAATAACTTTATAAATGAATGCTTTGATATAGATGGAACCTATAAAAATGTATCTCATCCCATAACACCTAGTAAGACATGCCAGTGGTGTCCTTTTAATGGGAAGAAAGAGCTTTGCAACAAATAGTGTTTTCATATATATTTATATATAAATGATGTTATGGATAAAAAGGATATGACATTAACAAGCGTCAAAGTACAAAGCGACTTGTTTGAAGATTTTAAATTAGAATGTGTTAAGCGAAAGTTTTCTTTACAAAAACTTGTCGACCGCACTATTCATTTGTATCTTACTTCTGATGAATTTAGAAAATCAATTCACAATCACAATAATTTAGATCGATAAAAGTTTTATGAATCAAAGTTTTGCTTATCTTCCTCCAAATGAGAGGAAAAAAATACTCTTAATCTGTGATGATATAAGAGTACACTCAGGAGTAGCTACGGTTGCTCGAGAATTAGTATTAAACACAGCTCAACACTTTAATTGGGTTAACGTTGGTGGTGCCATTAACCACCCCGATGCTGGTAAACGCATGGATCTATCAGCAGATACTAATAATAATGCTGGTTTAACTGATAGCTCAGTTATCCTATACCCAACTAATGGATATGGAGATGCCCGTATTATTAGACAACTAATTAATATGGAAAAACCAGATGCTATTTTCTTAATTACTGATCCAAGGTATTTCATTTGGTTGTTCCAAATTGAAAATGAGATTAGAAAAACAACACCTATTGTTTATCTTAACATTTGGGATGATTACCCTGCTCCAATGTATAACAGACCATATTATGAATCTTGTGATACATTGTTGGCAATTTCTAAACAAACTAAAAATATTAACACCTTAGTATTGGGTGATAAAGTTAAAAACAAAATCATTGAGTATGTACCTCATGGTTTAAATGAAAATGTTTTTAAACCACTTGATATCAGTACTCCTGAATTAAAGGAATTTAAAAAGAATTTATTTGGAGGTAAAGAAATTGATTTTGCTTTATTCTTTAACTCTCGAAACATTCGCCGTAAACAAATCCCAGACACACTGATGGCTTATAAGTTGTTTGTTGATGGATTACCTGAAGAACAAGCTAAAAAATGTGCTTTTGTACTTCATACCCAAGTAGTAGATGATAATGGTACTGACTTAGAAGCAGTAAGAGAAATGTTGTTTGGTGACAACCCAAAGTATAACATTATTTTCTCCCCAGCAATGCTTCCAGCAGATCAAATGAATTTACTTTATAATAGCACTGATTGCCAAATTTTGTTAACTAATAATGAAGGTTGGGGGTTAAGTTTAACTGAAGCGTTGTTAGTAGGCAATCCAATCATTGCAAATGTAACAGGTGGAATGCAAGATCAAATGCGTTTTAGTAAAAAAGGCAAATGGATTGACTTTGATGCTAAGTTCCCTTCAAACCATAATGGTACTGTTAAAGAACATGGCGAATGGGCATTCCCGGTTTACCCAACTAATCGCTCAATTCAAGGTTCCCCATTAACCCCTTACATTTGGGATGATAGATGCAACGCAGAAGATGCTGCTGCTCAAATTAAAGCAGTTTATAATTTGTCTAAAGAAGAGAGAAAAGCTCGTGGCGCAAAAGGCCGTGAATGGGCTTTATCAGATGAAGCCGGATTTACAGGCAAAAATATGGGTAAAAAAGTTATTACAACTTTAGATAAGTTGTTTAAAACTTGGAAACCAAGAGAAAAATATGAACTTATAAACGCAAACGAAGTTAAACCTAAAGTAGTACCTCACGAACTAGTTTATTAATACCAAAAAGTTATATGAAACCATTGTTTTTTATTTCATGCCCAATCAACACGTATAGTGGATATGGAGCTCGTTCTCGAGATTTAGTTAAAGCAATCATTGAGACAGACAAATATGATGTTAAACTTATCCCTCAAATGTGGGGTAATACACCTTGGGGTTTTATTGAAGATAATCCTGAATGGGCGTTTTTGCAAGACCACATTTGGACCCAACACCAACTTCCAAAGCAACCTGAGGTGTGGATGCAAATCACTATTCCAAGTGAATTTCAACCAATTGGTAAATTTAATATTGGAGTAACAGCAGGTATTGAAACAACACTTTCACCTGGTGACTGGATTGAAGGTATTAATCGAATGAATTTAACCCTAACATCTTCAGAACATTCAAAGAAAACATTCCTTGATACTGTACTTCAAAAAGTAGATCAACGTACTAACCAACCAACAGGAGAAGTTAAAGTACAAAAACCAATTGAAGTATTATTTGAAGGTGCTGATACAAACATTTATAAGCCACTTGATACGGTAGAATCATTTCCTGAATTAAATGACATTAAAGAAAAGTTCTGTTATTTGTTTGTAGGTCACTGGATTAATGGTGATATAGGTGAAGATAGAAAAAATGTTGGTTTGTTAGTTAAAGCGTTTTATGAAACATTTAAAAACAAAAAACAAAAACCAGCACTTATTTTAAAAACATCTCAAATGGGTTCTTCATATATTGATAGAGATGAAATTTTAAAACGTATTACTTTAGTTAAAAATACTGTTAATTCAAAAGATTTACCTAATATCTATGTGTTGCACGGTGAATTTACTGATGCTGAGATGAATGAATTGTATAATCATTCTAAAGTAAAAGCAATGGTTAGTTTAACTAAAGGTGAAGGTTATGGTCGTCCACTACTTGAATTTAGTCTAACTAAAAAACCAATTATTACAACAAATTGGAGTGGCCATACAGATTTCTTAGATGAAAAATTCACTACTATGCTTCCGGGTGTTATGGCAAACGTTCATCCAAGTGCTGCTAACAATTGGTTATTAAAAGATTCACAATGGTTTAATGTTGAAACAGGACATGTAGGACATCATTTAAAGAATATGTTTGAAAATTATAAAGCATATACGGATGGTGCTAAGCGCCAGGCATATAAAAGCAAAAATGAATTCAGTTGGGATAAAATGAAGGATAAAGTAAGTCAATTATTTGATCAATACATCCCTGAGTTCCCAAAACAAATTCAATTGCAACTTCCTAAGTTAAAGAAAATTGAATTGCCAAAACTTAAGAAAGTAGAAGAATTTACAACTAACGAAGCATAATCAAATGGAAGATAAAATTATAACTTGCCCTAAATCAGGAGGTGATCTGTGTTACGAAACACAGGTTACCCCTGAAATAACAAACTGGATGTCTTTGTCTTGTGGTTATTGGACTAATAGTTTAATGACTAAGGATAGTGAATTCTACAATGAACAAATGGAAGTACTTCCTGAGTTGTATAAAGCATTAGCTTGGGAAGATCCAAATACTGGTTTAACCTGGTTGCCACAAACAATCAACCATCCAACACAAGGTATGGTATTTGCGAATGGAGCCACTGCTGATAATTGGAAATGGGCTGCTGTTAAAGCAATTGTAATCCCTGAAGAGGAAAAAGAAAAATACCCAATCCCAAAGCAACCAGGTAAATTCTATGAGTACAAAATGGATATGGAAACTCTCCAGCATTTTGAAGAAAGAGAATTTATAGATGCTTTAGAATATGTTGGCCTATTAGGATAGTTTTATTATATTAGGGTTATATGAAAATCAGTTACGCTATTACAGTTTGTAATGAATTGGAAGAGATAAAACGTTTGGTTTCTTTTCTCTTAGAATATAAACGATTTGAAGATGAAATTGTCATTTTATGGGATGAAAATGGTGATCCTAGAGTTTGGGAATACTTAATTAGTATTCCTGAACCTAGACACTTTAGAGATCATTTCAATAAAAATTTCTCAGAATGGAAAAATAAATTATCATTAGTTTGTAAAGGTGATTATATCTTTCAAATTGACGCTGATGAAATTCCTAATGACAATTTAATAGAAAACCTACCTGCTATATTAGAAAATAATGTAGATGTTATTTTAGTTCCTAGAGTAAATACAGTTCAAGGTATTACCCCCCAACATATTCAAGCTTGGGGTTGGAAACAAAATGATAAAGGATGGATTCAATGGCCCGATTTTCAATGGAGAATTTATAAAAATGATCCTGAGATAAAGTGGAAAAATAAACTACATGAAATTTTAGATGGCTATAAAACATACTCTAACCTCCCAGAAATGGAAGAGTATGCTTTATACCATCCTAAAACAATAGAACGTCAAGAACAACAAAATAATTTTTATAGTAAGTTATAATTTAAAAACAATATGGTTGACAAAATATATATCATTCACTATGAACCTTTAATAGAAAGAAAACAATATTTAGATAGTGTTTTACCTTTATTAAACATTGATTATGAGTATGTTTTAATGAACTCTAAAACTGATGCTGAAGTTTTAGCTAATTTAGATGATATTTATTTTTATGATGAAGCCTTATGGAAAAAAATGAATTTAAATGAGATAGGAGTTAGTGTATTTCATTTAAATGTATATAAAAAAATATTACAAGAAAACCATAAGTTGTGCTTAATTTTAGAAGATGATGCTGTATTAACTAATGATTTTTTAGATTCTTTAAATAAATTAAAATCTGAAATTGTTGATTTTGATTTAGTATTTTTATCTACTTGTTGTAATCTTACTTCTACTCCTCCCCTAAATAAAAAAATTAGTCCTTCTACTACTACTAGGTGCACTGCTGGGTATTTAATCTACTCAGAATGTATATCTAAGATATTAGCCTCTTCAAAAAAATTCTTTCTACCAATTGACTGGCATTTAAATTATCTACAACCTATTTGTAATTTAACTTTTGGGTGGTGTGAACCTCCTATAATAACCCAAGGGTCAGAAACTGTTTATAAATCAAATTTAAGATAAATGAAAGATACTTTACATTTATATAACCACTGGCATTATGGAGATATTTTTACCTCTAGAACTCTTATTAAACCTCTCCTTACTAAGTTTAATATAATTTTTTATCATAACCTAAACACCCCTCTCCTCCCAGACTTAGAAGGATTAACTGAAATTAAGGGTATTCCTAAAGATTTTGATATGCATTCTTCTAATTTTAATGAAAAAAAAATTAATGCTTGGATTGGCCAGTCTCAAATGCAGTATTTTCACAAATTTGAGACAGGATGTTCATTAAAAAATTATCTTTCTTTTGTATTTGAAGTATTAGATTTTTATAATATCCCAAAAGAAAATACTGAATATTATTTCCCTGAAGTGCATTTTAGTAAAATTTTAAAGTATAGTGAAATTAAATCCCAACTAGAAAATTATAAAACTCAATATAAAAAAATTGTTTTTATTTCCAATGGAGATGTCCATTCAGGGCAATCTTCTAATTTTGATTTTTCTCCTATTGTAACAACTTTAGGACAAGAACACCCAGAAGTTTTATTCTTATTAAGTGAAAATAAGAATATTTCTTTACCCAACATTAAGTTTACCTCTGACATAACTTTACTAATCCCGGATTTACTACAAATAAGTTTAATTTCTACATTTTGCGATGTAGTTGTAGGAAGAGCTTCTGGACCTTTTACTTACACTTTGGTTAAAGAAAATATTTTAGACAAAAATAAAAAATTCATATCATTTAATAACAATCAGGTTGAAGCTAACTATTATAATAATTTAGGTTTTAATTTAGAATGGCATTCAAATTATGAATATAATTTTGTGTTAAATACTATAAAAAATGCTATTAATGTTTAATAATAAATTAAATACACAATTTAATACTAATCCCTCAATAGAGTTATTAGAGTCTTTTTTTAACAATAATCCAAAAAATCAAAATGCTTTTAGATATTTTAAAAATAGAAATTTTGATTCAATTAAAAATCACACACTAACTTTATTAATGTATCAAAATAATAATATTGTAGGATATGGTCACCTTGATAGAGAAAATGATATAACTTGGCTAGGCGTAATGCTAGGAGATAAACATACCGGAAAAGGATTAGGAGGTATCATCATAGATAGACTTACCCAAAACCGCACAAACGATATACATCTATCAGTTGATAAAGAAAATTTGATAGCTAAAAATTTATATACTAAAAAAGGATTTTATACTGTTGAAGAAAAAGAAAAATATATAATAATGAAATTAAATAAATAAAATTATGGCAGACACTTTAGGAACATTAATTGACAAATTAACCACAGTTGATTTAAAAATGTGGAATAACCAAGAAATACTCTATAAAATTAGAAAAATGTCTTTTGAAGAGTATAAAGAAAAATATTTTCTAAATGAAGAAGGAGCAATGGAACTATGGAATACTTTAAAAAAAGCTACTGATTTAAATGTTCAAAGGAACCAATTGATTAATGAAGTTGATGAAAAGGTAATTGAAATAGTTAATGCTAAATTATCTGGAGAAGATTTAGATAACGGTAAGTTTCTTCAAAGATCTCACAAGACATATTAAATCTAATATGGAAAAAAAATATTTCATTAAAAATTTAGGTATTGGTGATCTTATTTTTTTTTGTGGATTGATACTTTTAACTCACAAAAAAGGAGACTCAATAGGATTTTATCTTTCAAGAGAAACATTAAAACTTTATCGAGAAAATAGCGAACAATACGAAAAATTTTGTTACGAGTATTTAAAATTTTTTTTAGAGGATTATGATTTAAAAATTTTAAATAGCCAATCTGAAACAAATGCTGTTTTTACAGATGATTATGAAAAAAACAAAAAAGTTCTTAGTGATAATAATGTTAGAGGGCATATCAAAAACAAATTAAATCAAATACAAACTCAATTTAAAAACGAAAACTATTTAGTGGTTTTTACAAAAGTTAGAGATTTACACTACAACAATTTTACATCTATTTCAAACGAACTTTCCAACAGGTTTAATAATTTTGAAGGTAAAATCATATTATTAGGTGAGAGAGAGATTAAATACTCTGGTGAGTACGCAATACACGGTAAAAATTTAATTTATTCTATATATGATTTTTGTATTAACAGTATAGACAATGAAAAATTAATTGATCTAACAACAAATGTTTACGAATTTAGTGATTTTTCTTTAGATAGTATATTAAAAGACATTAGTATAATTTCTAATTCTAAAGAAGTTTACATTTTTGGTGGTGGAGGATTTTTCTGTCTATCTTTATTTACAAACAAACTTACTTCACTAACAAATGAAACTTATTATAACGCATTCTATTCTGAAAATAACCAAAAAATTTTTAACAATATTGACAAATTTAAAGGGTATTTGAAGTCATAAACAAATAAAAAAATGAAAAAAACAACATATTCCCAAGGTGACCATAAATTAACATCCCTAAGCCCAGAAATTTTATTAAATTTTATAAATCCAATTTTTTTTGAAACTGGAACTAATACTGGGCTTGGAGTATCCTGTGCGGTAGATTCAGGGTTTAAAAAAGTTTATTCTATAGACATAGAAGAAAGATATTATGAAATGGCTTTATTAACATTCCAAGATAAAGAACTTTATGATGGTGTTAAGTTTAATTTTTTCTTAGGTGATTCTGGTGTTGTTATGCCTGAAATCTTAAGCAATATTGATGAGAAAATAACTTTTTGGTTAGATGGTCATGAGTTTTATAAAATTCCTTTAATAAATGAACTTGAGTCAATCAAAAATCATAAAATAAAGGATCATACAATATTAATTGATGATGTTAGGATGTTAACTAGACCTGAGTGGAATAATATTGGACTTGAGTCTATTATTAATAAAATAAAAGAAATTAATGAAAGATACGAAATTTCATTTGTTGATAGCATTAATGGAAATAATGACATATTAGTTGCTAAAATTAATGAACAATGATACCAATATATAAACCATATTTTACTGAAACAAATCTAAAGTATGCCCACGATGCTATAAACTCAGGGTGGGTTTCTTCACAAGGAGAATACTTGGATATTGTAAAAAACAAATTAAAAGAATTTTTAAATTGTAAAAAATTAATACTCACAAATAATGGGACTACCGCAACACATTTAGTTGCCTTAGCATTAAAGTACAAATACCCCCACATAAAAAAAATTATAGTACCAAACAATGTTTATGTCGCAGCATGGAATTCTTTTTTATTTGATAAAGAATATGAGTTAGTACCAATCGACGCCGATTTAGATACTTGGAATTTTGATTTGAACAAACTTGAATCAGTTATTGATGAAAACTCAGCAGTTTTAATTGTTCACAACATTGGAAATGTTATAGATGTTCCCATGTTAAAAAATAAGTTCCCAAACACAATTTTTATAGAAGATAACTGTGAAGGATTTTTAGGTAAATACGGTGATAAGTACACAGGTACTGACTCATTTGCATCCTCAATTTCTTTCTTTGGTAATAAAACTTTAACCTCAGGTGAAGGGGGTGCATTTATAACAAATGATTGTGATGTTTTTGAATACATTAATAAAATTAAATCTCAAGGACAATCAAATGAAAAATTTGTTCATGATGTTTTAGGTTATAACTATAGAATGACAAATGTACAAGCGGCAATTCTTTTAGGACAATTAGAGTGTATTGACGAAATTAAAGAAAAAAAGCATAGAATATTTGAACAATATAAATCTATTTTTGAAAATGAAAAATCAATATCCCTTCAAAAAATCGAAAACGGCACAACCCACTCAGAATGGATGTTTGGTATGAGATTTAACAACTTTACCGAAAAACAAAAAAAAGACTTAGAATTACATTTATTTAAAATGGGAATAGATACACGACCAATGTTTTATGATATAACCCAACACAACCATCTATCTCACATAGTGTGTACTACTACAAATGCTCGCTTTCTACAATCCCAATGTTTAATCCTTCCCTCCTATCCCGAGCTAACAAATAGCCAAATAATGTTTATATGTGATAAAATTAAAAAATTTTTAAAAAATAAAGTATGAAAAAAACAGCATTGATTACAGGTATTAATGGTCAAGACGGATCGTATTTAGCTGAATTTTTACTTCAAAAAGGATATGAAGTATGGGGAATACTAAAACGTAATTCTGTAGCCGAAAACCAAACTGCTAGGCTAAATGAGGTTTATTCTGACTTAAAATTAGAGTATGCTGATTTAACTGATCTAGCATCTTTAATTAGAGTTATAGCTAAAGTTCAACCTAATGAGTTATATAATTTAGCAGCCCAATCCCATGTTAGAATCAGCTTTGACCAACCCTTATACACAGCCAATACTACAGGCATTGGTGCTTTAAATATATTAGAGGCTGTTAGGATGGTATCACATTATACAAAAATATATCAAGCATCATCATCTGAAATGTTTGGGAACTCTATAGATTCTGATGGATACCAAAGAGAAACTACTTCAATGAACCCTGTTTCACCTTACGGATGTGCTAAAGTATTTGCTTATAATATTAGTAGAAATTATAGACATTCATATAATATGTTTGTTTCAAATGGTATTTTGTTCAATCATGAATCACCAAGAAGAGGAACTAATTTTGTAACAAATAAAGTTTGTAAAGAAGCAGTTAAAATTAAACTTGGTTTATCAAGTGAATTAAAATTAGGTAATTTAGAAGCAACTCGAGATTGGGGGCATGCTAAAGACTATGTAAAAGCAATGTGGGAAATATTACAACTAGACAAACCAGATGATTTTGTTTGCGCTACAGGGGTATCCCATTCTGTAAGAGAACTTTGTGATTATGTATTTTCTTCATTAGATTTAGATTATAGAGAATATGTTACTCAAGATGAAAAGTTTTTACGCCCTGAGGAGTTACATAATTTAAAAGGTGATTCTTCTAAATTAGTTAAAGTAACAGGGTGGACTCATGATTATACATTTGAGTCAATGTTAGATGAAATGATACAATATTGGCTAGAATATTATAAAAAATAAAACAAAACATTACTGTGAAAAAAATACTTTTAAGTTTTGCAGATGATAAATATAAACTTAACCAACGTTTACTAACATTTTCTGCTAAACCATATTTTGATGAAATTATAGAAGTAGGTCCTGAAGATATAGAGGATGAGTTTTTTCAAAAACATAAAGAAATTTTAACTCAACCTCGAGGACAAGGATATTGGTTGTGGAAGCCTTACTTTATAGCTCGAACATTAGAATATGCCCAAGAAGGAGACATAGTATTCTACATAGACTCAGGCAATGAAATAATCAGTGACATTCAACCTCTATTTGATCTACTTCAACATCAAGATATAGTTGTATTTAAAAATAGAGATGGAAACCCTACAGGAGAAATTTGGGTGAACTCTATGTGGACTAAAGCGGATTGCTTTAATTTGATGGGGTGTAATGATGAGAAATATAAAACCGGCCCTCAAGTAGATGCTGCTTACATTTTATTAAAGAAATCAAAACAAAGTGCAGATTTTATAAATGAGTATTTAACTTATTCTACTAACAAGCATATTATAACTGATGAGTCTAACACTACAGGAGAAAATGAACCTGACTTTAAAGACCATAGACATGATCAATCAGTTTTATCCCTTTTAGCTATTAAACACCAATTACTTATTTTTGAATCAGCCTCAGAATCCGCTAACCATATAGAATTTAAAGCATACCCTCAGATATTTAACCATTTAAGAAGAAATTTAGGGTTGTCACAACTGATTCATACTATCCAAAACTCTCAATTTATATATTCCCACATGGGGCTAGGAGATCACATTATCCTAAATGGCCTAGTTCGCTCTACCAACCAGCCGGAGGTTAATTATTTTATGTTTGTTAAGAAGATATATCAAATTTCTATGGAGTTTATGTATAGAGATTTAAAAAATTTAACTTTAATTCCTGTTGAAGATGATGAAGAAGTAAATTATTGGTTAGAATTTTTTCAAATAAAAAACTTAACTAAAATAGGATTTGAAAATCTTAATTTAAAAGACCAATATTTTGATAAAGCATTTTATTCTCAATTTAACTTACCAATAGAAACCAAATGGAAAAAATTTTATGTTAATAGAGATTTAAATAAAGAAAATAAATTGTTTCAATCCTTAAACATAGAAAAAGGTAAATATATCTTTCTTCATGAGGATACAAGCCGTAATTTTAAAATAAATCGAGACCTAATTCAAGATAAATCATTACCTATTATAGAACCACACCAAACATCCAATATATTTGATTGGTGTACTATAATTGAAAATGCAGCCGAAATTCATTGTATATGTTCTAGTTTTAAAAATTTAGCAGATAGTTTGGATCTTAACAATAATAAATTATATTACCATGTAAGTTACATTAATGGGGGTAAACCTAAGGATGTAGTAATAAGTTATAATAAGAATAATTGGAAAAATATATAACATGAAAATATCAACCGGCACATTAGCGTTTAATGTTTTATCTACTATAGGAGAAAAATTATTTACTGCTCAATTAGAACACTTATACAATTTAAGTGATGAAATATTCATAACAGAAGGAGCTACTAAAGTTACTTCAAATCACTATTGGGATGGAGATACTTCTTGGGCTACTCAAGACGGCCACAGCACAGATAAAACCATAGAATTTATTAAAGATTACCCAGATCCTGATAGAAAAATTACTTTAATTACTAAAGAAGGGTTTTGGAATGGAAAAACAGAAATGTGTAATACCTGGGCTGAAAGAGCAACTGGGGATTATTTGTGGCAAGTAGATAGTGATGAGTTTTATAAGGAAGAAGACATCGTTAAAATTAAATATATTTTAGAAAACTTCCACCCTACAGCTGTTCATTTTTATGCTAATCATTTTTTTGGAGGATTTAACAAAGTTATAGACGAAAAAGGAATTACATGGGGTAATAATATCCCATGGATGAGAATCTTTAAACATTCCCCCGGAAAATCACATTGGATATCTCATGAACCTCCAAATTATGTGTGTGGAGGAAAAATATGTAATGAAGATATTTTAGTTTCTAGAGATGAAACATTAAAGTGGGATATTAAGATGTACCATTATTCTTATGTTTATAAATCTCAATTTGAATTTAAAACCAAATTTTACCAACAAAAAGAATATATGGAATATTGGAATGAACTAGAACAAGGAAAATCAGTATCTCCATTTAATGCCCCAATAAGCAATTTTAATCTTGAAAACCACCCCGAAATAATTAAAAAACATGTTTTTAGCTGAACAAAGCCATCAGGTAGTAATCGATGCTATAATAAATAGCGCACCATTAGCTATTGGCAAATTAGGAGCAAATGAATGTAATGCTTTATATAGACATATAAATAACATCCCAGTATTTGTCCCGGATTTAGAAACAGGAGCCGGGGTGTTCCCTTTAACTCAGGAAACAATAGATACATTTTCTAAAATATATTTAGAAGATCTTAAGGAAATTGATATATTATTAAGTTGGGCTAAGGATTGGGGTGAAGATCAAATACTTAATCATATTGGTTTTACTAATAACCAAACAGATTCATTTAAAGGTATTGAACCATTTTTTGTAGAAAACAATTGGACAAACCATTTGGGTAGAAAAAAAGTATTAGTAGTTTCATCCCATATAAATTCAATTGAGTACCAATATCCTAATCTTAATAAGATATGGAATGGAAAATTGTTTAGGGACAAATTTGAATTGTATTTACTTAAATCTCCATTTCAACCTCAATTCGAGCAATACCACAATAGTTGGTTTGAAACTTTAAATTGGTTAAAAGCAAACTTGAGAGAAATTGATTTTGATATTATGTTGGTAGGAGCAGGGGCGTATAGTCTACCATTAGTAGCAGAAGCTAAGCGTTTAGGTAAAGTTGGAATTCATTTAGGAGGAGCAATTCAATTATTGTTTGGAATAAATGGTAAGAGATGGGATTCTAGTTCTGATTTTCAAGCATTGGTTAATGAGTATTGGATACGCCCCTTAAAAGAAGACACTCCCTCTTCTAAAGAAATTGTTGAAGGAGGATGCTATTGGTAAAAAATTTATTAAAAATTAAAAAATTTTATGCATAATATATTTTTAGATTGCGGCACACACTTATGTCAAGGACTACTAGAATTTTATGAAACTAAAATAATAGACCAAAGCTTTAAAATTTACACCTTTGAAGCCAACCCAACAACATATGGATACGCATTCCCCAGAGCCCAACAAATCCCACTAGATATTACTATATACAATGCGGCAGTTTGGGTTGAGAATGGATTTGTTTTATTTAGCCAAGAAATGCAAAGTGATAACAACCCTATAGGCCAAGGCTCTAGTATAGCTGGAACCGGATTCACACATAAAAATCTACTCCACCCCCAGCCTATTTTAAGTATAGACTTTAGTAAATTTATTCAAATGTTGCCTGAAGATGCTAATATAATTTGTAAAATGGATATTGAGGGTGCTGAATTTAATGTTCTAAGGCATTTAATTAATACTGGAGTAATTAAAAGGATTAATAAGATATATATTGAATTTCATGAGCAATTCATGGAAGATGAATCTGAAGAGACTAAAGTAGAATTAATTGAATTAATAAAAAACCTAGGAGTAGAAACATATGAATGGAAATAAAATACACTTATTAGTAGATTACTATAAAAATTCTCGTCCTGAGCGAGCCGCAGAATTAGATTTTTGTTTTTTAGAGAATATTAACTCTAAAGAATTTGATCAAGTTCATATTTTTCAATCCTCACCCTTACCTACAGAAGATATTCCTTCTAAAGTTACCCTTAACCAATCACCAGGAAGATTAACCTACCAATATTATTTCGATTATGCTAAACAAAATATACCCCAAGGTGACATTGTAGTACTAAGCAATGCAGATATATTTTTTGATGAATCAATTTCTAAAGTAAAAGAAGTTGATTTGTCTAATAAAGTATTAGCATTAACTCGTTTTTGTCCTTATCATGGACATTGGGTAAATGAGCAAGGGCAAGTAACTCCATATCATAACCACAATAGATCTCAAGATGTTTGGATTTGGAAAAATCCTTTAAATATTAATGATGTTAATTTCAATATTGGGACTTTGGGATGTGATAATAAAATAGCTTCTGAGCTTCATAAAGCTGGTTATCAAGTTTGGAATCCAAGTTTTTCTATCATATGTTACCATAAACATGAAGAAAGAAATGACAATGCCGACCACTATACCCACTCCCCTAAAGTATGGTTACCTCGTCCTTATTTACTTCCGGATGCATGTTTGATTGAAAATATTCAAGATAAAAATTACAAATTTTATACAACAATAGAATAATATGGTTTCATTTATTATCCCAAGTTATAATAATTTAAAACATTTAAAAAATGTTTATGCTTCTATTAAAAAACATGAACCACAAGCAGAAATTATTCTGTTAGATGATGGTAGTACTGATGGTACTTGGTCTTGGATGCAAGATTTACGTTCAACTGATGGTAACTTAATAATATATAAAAGTGATACTAGAGTAGGTCACACTATCCTATATGATAAAGGAATAGAATTAGCTACAAATGATATTGTGGGTATCCTTCACGCTGATATGATTTTAGGGCCTAACTATATAAAAAATCTAATTAAACACCTAAAACCAGGTACTGTGGTATGTGCAACACGAATAGAGCCCCCATTGCACCCTCCTGGGAAAGAAAAAATTATTAAAGACTTTGGCCAAGACTTTGATACTCTAAACATACCAGCATTTGAAGTATTCTGTGAACAAACACAGGAACAACATAGTGGTGAAGTAACTAAAGGAATGTTTGCACCATGGATCTTATATAAAAGTGACTTCCAAGCAATTGGGGGCCATGATCCTTTATTTGCCCCATTTCCATATGAAGACTCAGACATATTCCAAAGATGGATTCTAGCTGGTTATGAATTAATGCAGTCAAGGGATGCTTTTGTTTACCATTTGACTTGCAGGGGGCATAGGTGGAATGAGCAAGTAGGTAAAGATGATGAGTACTATAAAGTAGTATCAAATCGAGCAGCACGAAATTATCTACGTAAATGGGGGTCTTGGATTAAAAATGATGAGTACCAACATCCCATTATCCCCCCAAAATATGATATTGGTTTTGTTGTAGATAATTGTACTGCTCAATTGTTAGAATTTTTAGAGCCTTGGTGTTCTACTCTTTATATTAAGGATGAAATGGATTCCATTGTGTTTAATTATATTAAAACAGAACAACCTAATACTCCATTTAACCTTCAAGAACGAATTCAAATATATGGAAATAGAAAACCTAATGATATTTTAATTTCATTTGATGGCTCTAAATTAACCCAACCATCCTTTGGCCTTTTACAACAAATGCCCGACATCATTAAAGATAATGGAGAACCAGGTACTTTTGAGTTAGATATATTTACTATTACCATTATTCACATAAACGAACTTCAAAATACTCTTATTAAACTTTAAACATGAATCTCCACTTATTAATAGATTACTACAAATTCACAGGCCCCAACCCAGATAGGCAGGTTGAGTTAGACACCTGTTTTATTGATAATATTAATAATAAGAATTTTTATAAAGTCCATGTTTTTAGCAATGAGGAACTACCATCTACAACTAAAAAAATAATTCATAATAAATTAAACAAAAGACTAACCTATAAAGATTATTTTGATTATGCTTCAAATAATATTCCTGAAGGTGATGTAGTAGTATTAGCTAACTCGGATATATATTTTGATGATACTATTTCTAAGGCTAAATTAATTTGTTCTAAATTTGATAATATGGTTTTAGCATTAACTCGTTGGTGTCCATATGATGGACACAAAATAGAAAATAACCAAATTATACCTCATCCCGGGGCAAGGTGTTGTCAAGATACCTGGATTTGGAAGAATAAATTGCAAAATTATCAAGATAAAGATATTAATTTTCCTTTGGGGACATTTGGATGTGATAATTCTATTGCTCATACCTTTTTAAATATGGGGTACTTTGTGTCAAATCCAAGTTTAGAAATTATAACTTACCATTTACACAAAGAAGATAGTGATAGACAATATACTGTAACTCATCTTCCTTATCCCCATACTTACATACCCCCAGAAACTAAAAGTTTATTAACTTTAATTGAAGAATTAAATAATAGATTTGGATATGCAAATTCTTAATAGTATATTAAAATAAAATTAAAAAATGGATTACGATAATAAGGATTATTATTTCTATTCACACATAGACCCAAATAGAGAGCATATAGGAACATGCCGAGCTGGTACTTTAGGTATAGCTACTTATTATTTCGCCTCTATGAAGGGTATGGGTACTGAAGATTTTTTAAAAATATATTCTATAGGAGTAAAAGATGAATCTAAATAATTTTGGAAACAGATTAAAAATTAATCGAAACAAACAGTCTCAAGAAAAAGATGTGTTTGTTGAATTTATTAGTACTCTAGATGAGTGTTGGGCTAGGACTAATTTTCTTCATGATCATTTAAAAATTGACTTCTATAATTATGAGGAATCATACTACAACATCATTGAAGACCTTATTTATCTTAAATATGGGGATGAAGTAGGTGCCTTAATTTTGTGGTATGTGTATGACAGATTCGATTCTGAGGGGGATCTCCAAAGCCTAGAAGTAACCATACCTGGCAAAACTAAAAAAGTGTATACCCTTAAATCAGCAGCTGATCTATGGGACTTAATTGATAAAATAAACAAAGCTAATAATAAATTATGAGTAGATACTGTAAAGTATGTGGAGTTGAAATTGACCCTCGAAGAATAGCCATCCTACCAGACACCCAAACCTGCACTCAGCACTCAACAGCTGAAAAGAAAGTAGCAATGGTAGTGCAAATGGGAGAAGGTGATCATACGTGGACTGAAACTTATGCTGTGGATAGAGAAGTATATGACAAGATTCAAGAAGCAGAAAAGAATTTTAGAAAAACAACTAATCCAAAACCAAAACCAAAACCAATGAGTGATAATGAAGTTCCAACAATTGATGATTTTGAATTGGAGGAAACAACTTTACCTTTTGAAAATGAGGTAGATGAGTATGTTGATGATGAGGAAGATCATTCAAGTGATGATATTTTAGAAGAAGAATAATGCCTAAAGCCAAACATCTTAGTAAAGACCAAGTAGTAATGGCCATGAATAAGACTAAGTCTGTTCGAGCAGCCGCCCGTTACTTGAACGTTTCATACCAACACCTTAAAAAATGGATGAAACTTTACAAGGATGAAAATGGAAACACATTATTTGAATCCCACAAAAATCAATCAGGTAAAGGTATCCCTAAATTTCTTTCTAGCACTCCATTCGGAAGAAAAGACCCAGCAATACTAGACATTATAGAAGGTAGAATTGATCCGGCACATTTTAATCCTCAAAAGATAAAATACCGGATGATCCAAGAGGGTTATTTAAAAGAAGAATGTTCTAATTGTGGGTTTCATGAGCGTAGAGTGTCTGATTATAAAATACCTCTTATATTACATTTTAAGGATAAAAACAAACAACACTACAGACTAGAAAATTTAGAAATGCTGTGTTATAATTGTTATTATTTATTTGTAGGAGATGTATTTAATAATAAACAAATTGAGGGACTAGAAGATCACAAACCAATGAGCCAAAGTGAAGTAGATTGGGAACTAGACGACTACACCCTCCAGCGCCTAAAAGAACTAGGGTTAGACAAATCTCAACCTCCTACTGACGATGGTTCTGAGTTTATTAGTAGGTTTTAAATATTTATTAGCAGATGAAGAAGAAAAAACATAATGATATTATCAATGATTACGACAAAATTAAGTCTAAACATCTTGACAATTTAGCTACTAAAATGTTGGCTAATGATGAAAAGATGAATAAACTTAAAGGTAAAGATATTAACCCTAACTTTTTAGACTTATTTT